CTTGGTGCAGGATCTCCTCGGCCAGCATGCTCTTGAGGACGGGTAGTCGGTTGAGCCGCTTGAACAGGTCGGTGCACGTGATCTGCACCGTGGAGACCAGGCCCTCCCACTCGATGGGGAATTCGTTGACCATGCCGTAGAAACGCGGCCGGACGTCGGCGCCGACGAGGTCCCACTCGATGTAGTCGGCCGTCCCACCGGTGCGGGTCGCGGCGAACTCCACCGCCTGGGTCTGGCTGCCGACCCAGGCCGGGGTGGCCAGGGAGCGGCGCGCGGTCCAGCTGTAGCCGTCCCCGCTGCTCTCCCAGTAGACGGTCCCGCCGGACTCCCGTACCCGAAGCCACACGTGGTCGATCGCCGAGTAGGTCATCGACACGGCCGAGCCGTCGGAGAAGCCGACCTGGTTCTGGCAGGACAGGTTCCCGCTCACCGGGTTGTACGACCAGCCGATCCGGGTACCGGACGTGGTCGAGTTGACCCACATCGATGCCGAGCCGCTGCTGCTGCCGTTCGCGGCCGGGAGGGTGACGAGCTTCGCTGTCAGCTTCGAGGCGGTGAACGTCCACTCGCGGGCGGACTGGTAGCCAGCTGTCGTTCCTACGGGGACGGGCACCCGCATGCGGCCGCCGACCTCCGAAGCGCCGCCGTAGTTGTTGGGCCACAGCGTCGTGTTCACTGTCCGGTCATCGAAGTCGTCGCCCAGCGACGCGAGCGCGTAGGGCGCCGACCCAGACCGCGTCGGCATCACGGCCTGCGCGATCCGGATCGGTGCGTTGCGTCGCACGAACGGGTAGTACGGCGACGCCGAGTTGCCGGGAGTGAAACGCCCGTCGTCGTTGTCGAGGCTGAGCGTCGCCGTGCCGGGCTGGGTCTCCGACAGTTCGTCCGCCGCACCCCGGGTGATCACGACACCCTTGATGATGCCGTCGACGTACTGGCTGATGTCCGTCCAGGTGATGGTGGCCGGCAGCTGCACCAGGCCACCCCAGCCCACCTCTACGAGCAGAGCCATCCGCTACCCCCCGACATTCAGTCGCACGGTCGCGCCCTGTGCGCGGCCGAACTGGACAAGGACGCGCTGGATTTCGCGGCCGACGGCGACCGGGTCCATGGCCTGCTCGATGTGGATGTTGACGACCATGCCGCCGCCGCCGACGCCCGGTGCGGCAGGACGGCCGAGGACGGGCCGGGTTCCGGCGACCCGGCCGGCCACCACACCGAGTGCCCGGTCGAGGTGGGGCACCGCGTCGACCAGGCCGTGCGCGAGCCCCTTCGTGGAGAAGCGGCCGAGCTCCGCCATCACGGTGCTGGGGCTCTTGATGCCGAGCGCCTTCTTGATCGCCTCCTGCATGCCCTTGGCGATGGACATCATCAGCTTCTCGATGTCCTTCTGCTGGCCCTCCAGCCCCTTCAAGAAGCCCTTCCCAGCGTTCTTTCCGGAGTCGTACAGGCGGTCGGCGCCGAGCTTGCCCAGCTTCGTCGTCGACTTGTCCAGCTGGCCCTGCATCGAGTTGATGGACTTGAAGGTGTTCTTGTCCGCCCCGGCCAGCGCGCTCGCGTAGGCATAGCCCTGCTCCGGGCCCATGTTGAGGATCTGCCGCAGCAGGTTCTTGTTGAGGCCCCGCTTGGCCAGCATGTCGACGTACTTCGTGAACTGCTTGATCTGCGCCAACTTGCTGGCGAGTCCGCCCTTGATGCCGCCCGCGGTCACCTGGTCCGGCTCCATACCCAAGTTGCTCAGGCCGGCGCTTTCGCGTGCTGCGTGGGTGACGTCGGACGCGTACTTCTTCGCCTCGGCAATCTTGGCCGCCAGGGCGTCGCGCTTCTTCGCCTGGTCCAGCAGCTTCTTCGTCTGCCTGTCGATCATCTTCAGGAGGCCGGACTCCTTCCTGCCGGAGAAGGCCGTCCTGACATCGTTTGCGAGATCCTTCGACACCGACTTGATCTTGTCGCGGGAGCCGGTCAGGCCGTCGATGAACCCCTTGCCCACATCCTTGGCCAGGGCCTTCGTCTTCTTCGACGGAGAGGCGATCTCCAGCTCGGCCTTGATGCCCGTCACGACCGCGGCCGCCATGGCGCGCGCGGCCGCCCCGACCCCGGACGTGGAGCCGGCCATGCCGGACATGAGGCCCTGCGCCACGGCAGCACCGGCGCCGGGCATGCCGCGTCCGCCGCCGAGGCGGTCGGCGTTGATGGCCTCGATCAGGCTGCGGTACTTCGCAGTCGAGCGAGCGTTGATCATGTACTCGCCGTTGGAGGCCATGATCGGGATGCTGTCCGAAGTGCCGCTTCCCGGGCCGCTGATCGGGCCGCCGCCAGGGAATCCGACCGGGCCGCCGCTCGCGTAGTTGCCGCCCTCATGGAAGACCGTGCCCGCGTTCGACGTCTTCGTCTGCATGACGATGTAGGTGACGGCGGTCTTCCCGTCGATCTCATTCAGGCGCCGCTGGGCGCGCGAGACCTCGTAGAGAAGGTTGGAGATGTCGCCCTTCACGGACGCTTTCCTGGAGGCCGGCACCGACCCGAGCTTCTTCTTCGCCGCAGTGACCTTCGCCTCGAGGTCGTCGATGTTCCCCTTCAGCCGGGCAGTCTTGTCCGGCGTCCGCAGGATCTGATCTGCGAGGGCCTTGGCCTCGCTCTTCGTCAGGCCCATCGCCCTGGCCGACTCGATGAGCTTCTCGCGGCCGCGGGCGTAGACCCGGTTGGCGGCCTCCCACGATCCGGTGGACTGTCGAGTCTGTGCTGCTGCTTCGTCGGTTTTCGCGGCCAGGTCGTTCAGCGCGGTCGCGGCCGCCTGCGCCTTCGGCGAGTTGAGGTCCAGCTCACCGTTGATCATGTGGAGAGCGCCGTGGTTCTCCTTGGCCGCCTTCGCCGCAGCGTCGATGCTCGCCTCGAACCCGATCATCCCGCCGATGCCCTGACGCTGCGCGTCGTTAAGTGCCTGGATCGACTGCCGCAATCCGTCAGCGCTCAGCTTCTGCGCGGCGAGAGCTTCCTGCGCCTTCTGCGCCTGCTTCCCGAACAGGCCCTGCGCCTCGGCCGCCAGGTCCTGCTCGAACGCCGCGTCGGCCAGTGCCGACTTGTAGCTGCTCATCTGGCTCGTGAACTCGCCGGCGGAGTGGCCGTTCTTGGCGTACTCAGCCCCGAGCCGCTTCAGCGCGACCGCCGCCAGGTCAGCCTTGCCACCGCGGGCAAGACTGGTCAGGCTCTTGTCGATCGCGTCGAGCCGTTCCTTGGCCTCGTTGTGGGGCGTGGAGTCCGAGATCCCCAACGAGCCGATCTTCACCATCCACTGCTGAGCCTTGTCGGCAGTGCTCGGGTCGGTGATGTTGCGGACGCTGTCGTACAGCCCCGAGAGATCATCGCCGAACACCCGCGCGGCCTCGCCGGTCGCCTTGCCCGTGCGGGCGAGATTGCCCAGCGAGGTGGTCAGCTTGTCGACATCCGGAGGCGCCTGCTTGCCGACCTTCGACAACTGGATCATCGCCACCGTGAACAGGCCGATACCGACGGCCGCGATGTTGAGCTTGGCCTGAGTCGACAGCGTCCCGGCCGCCCTGCGCAGCGACCCCATGGTGGTGGCCGACCCCAGCGCCGCCGTCCCCATACCGCGGATCGCCGTCGCTGCCGCGTCAAAGCCTCCCACCAGCAGCTGGATGCCGCTCCCTGCCAGCTTCACCGCCCGGATCGCGACAGCGGTCTGCATGAGCACGGTGATGAACCCGGGCGGCAGCGACGCCACCAGCGATGCCGCGGCGTTCGCGAGCTGCAGCACACCACCACCCACGCCGGACGCCGCCTGCAGCAGGTGCAGCGCTGCGGTGGCGACGTTCTTCAGCGTCTCCGCCAGGAGCGGGCCCTGGGCGCGCGCGTAGTCCATGAACTCGGACAGGGCTCCGCCGACCTTGCCCGTGTCGAGGGTGCGCATCAGGTGCACGAGACCGTCGTTCGCGCTTCGCAGCGAGCCCGTCGCGAAGTCGGCGAACTTCTTCGACAGCCCGTCGACGGCCGGACTCATCATGCCGCCGGCCAGGGTGGTCATGAAGCGGTCCAGCTCG